TATATGTGCTTAGTAAATTGGGGCTATTTTGAAAATGTCAAAAATACTATTAATGTTAAAAATGAAGTAAATAGTATACGTAGAGTTATAGCTGGAACACTAGATGCACACAACTTTTTTATGACAGGAATACCAACACAGATGTGTTGTTATACTGATAATATGCCAATTTCAATGACAATACAAATAGAATTAAAAAAAGTTTTTACTTATATAATGATGATTGTTACATATTGGATTTCATATCTTATTAAATGCACTTCAAAAAATACAAAGAACACGCTAATTTTTAAAACAGGTAAAGTTATAATAGAAGAGCTATCTAAAGTTTTTATCCAACATTATTGTTGTTAGTAATTATTTTTTGCTTCTACGGATTAATCGTATTTTTTTTGATTTCTTAGTATTCTTTTTTGATTTTTTATTTTTCTTGTTTTTGTTACGTCGTGTAGATTTTTTATAATACTTACCACCCTTTTTACTTATATTTGTTAATGGTTTACGTTTTTTATTTACATATACTGGATTATTATTTGATAATATCATATTCACCATCTCTACAGGAAGTTTTGACATACGTGATTTTGAATCAATAGATGCATTCATAACCTCATTCTCTTCCTTCATTCTTGCTTCACCTTCAGGTGAAAGAACATATACTCCATCTTTATCTTTAATATCATTACTCCAGAATATTTCATCAACTTCAACTTCTTCACCATTATTAGTAATATATTTAATTTGTGTAATAGAACGGTTATCTTTTCTACTTCCTACTATTCTTATATTTTGTATATTATCAGGTACAATTATATTATTCCAAGAATATGAAGGTGTATATTTGTAACCTTCTATATAAGGAGTGTTTTCATCAATTGTCTCTATTTTTTTAAGCATTTGTTTAAAATCAACTTTCATATAAACTCCAGAGTTTAACAAAATATCAGATGTGATTTGTTTATTAGATTTAGATATATTCATATTAACTTTTACTTTAATATGATATAATATTTTTAACGACGTTTTATTGTCTTCTTTTTATTTGTCTTTTTCTTGGTTGCCTTTTTTGTTTTATTTTTTGTAGATTTTTTCGTTTTATTTTTTTTATCTTTTTTCTTGGAAGATTTTGAATCTCCCGGACGATATTTCATAAACCATTCTTCATATTCAGATGATGTTCTTTCATTCTTTAACTTTTCAAACATTTGAGTCTTTTCAGAACGCATTTCTTCAATAGTTTCTTGATGTCCATAACAATTAATACTGAATCTCTTCAATACACCTTTTTGTTCTAATCTATTTTTCTCTTGAACTTCAAATAAAAACTTTGACATACACAATAATCGTGTAAGATCATAGTAATTACGGTTTGAATATAAAAATGCAAGATATAAACTCATCATCGTATCAATTGTTGCAATTCTAACCTCCATTTTATTTATTTTAATTTTATTATAACTATGACAAGCCATTGGTTCATATATGAATGCAACTGTATCGTTCTCTCCTAGAATTACTTGGTAATGAGCTGATATTACCTCACCAACACACGGTTTTTTTACAACTTTTACCTTATCAAATCCTTCATCTATTAATCTCTCTTTTACAATTGTAGCAACAAGTTCTGCTTCTTCTGAAAATACGTCAAAATCGGGGGTACGTTTTTTTAATATGTTTTTTACAGATTTATTCATATAATCAAGATATGTGGACATTGCAAATCCTCCAAAAAATACTACATCTTCTCCTATAAGAGTATCCTTAACTATTTTATATACTTTTGCACTTTCTTCTTCAGTATACTTGTCTTTTGATAATGCTCTTTGAAACTCAGCTGACTTACATTCAGATGCTTTTAATGGATGATGTTTATTTAAAAGAGAAAGTCGTTTTAATACTTTCTCCCAACGACTAACATCTCCTGCTGGACGAGATAATTCAAGATACATTGACATTCTTAAATAGTTAGGAGGACAATATAATATACCTCCAATACGCTTTGCTTCCTTTTTCAATGTATTAAAAATATCTTTTTGAAGATATGTAATATCTGCCATACCAATAAAGTTAACAAATACTTTATATGTTCCATGATGCTGTCCTGATTTTGCTTCTACTTCATCAAATCCTTCCTTGGAGAAAATCTCTGCAAGTTGCTTTGCATCTTCTACTGGATTTTTACTAAAAAAATCATAATCTGCTAAATCAGTTTCCTTGCTATAAAATTGGTCTTGTCTTGGTAATAACGCATTAATTGCTGTTCCTCCATAACAAATTAATTGTTTTTTTCGAAGAAATGCTTCAACAATACGTATCATTCGTTGAACTTCAGGAGAATTAACTACTTTTTTAGCTTGGCGTTCTCCAGCCTTATCTACTGCACTTCTTAATATTGCTAATTCACATTCTTGAAATGTCATATCTGCGTTACATGATGAATGCTTATGTTTCATTGTATATTGTATATAATATGAAACGAAAATATTTATAGCTTAATTTGCATTCCTTGAGCTTGTGTCACTTTAGGTGCAAAAGATAATTTGGGATCTTGCTTCTTAGGAGCAGGTATATACGTTTGAACAAATCTAAGCTCTTTAGGTTTTAATACAAATGCAGTATTGCGAGTATTAAAAAACTCATTTAATTCCAAAAAAGATGTATCTTGTTTCTGGAAACTCATTCCAATAAGCTGAATACCCATTTTTCTTGAAGCAACACTCCCTGGATTTACAATAGGTTGTTGTCGATCTGGAATAATAATAGACATATTCTTTTTATTAAACTTAACAAGTTCAGCTAAACTAGGTATATTTCTTGCTTCACTATTAGTGAGGAATCTCATAAACATAGAACCGCTTGTCATATTAACGTATTTGGAAAATGATTTAGTATTTGCATATGTCTTATCATTATTATTTACAATTAATACAATTCTTTTTCTTAGTTTTAATAATGGTACTTCTCCGAAGTTAGAATAATTATTTTCAAAGTAATATTTAGGTCCCATTAAATAACGCTCTTGTTCTTTAAATATTTTACCTAAGTTTTGATACATATCTTGACTTCTGCTCTTAAAACGTAAATGAATAATAATAGGATCATCTGGATTTGGACAACTTCCGCTAGTAAATGCATAATTTATAATTACTCCTAATGCATCTTTAAAAAAAACTTTATTATATGTTTCCTTTACAGTATACTTATCTAATGTAGATGTACCTACAATTGGTTGTCCATCAACAGAATATATTTCAAAATCTAAACCTCGTGCACCTTGTTTTATAACATCTCGTAGAGCACAAGTAGAAACTACTCCTGCTTTAATATCTCCAGTGCTACAACAATTTGCAGCAGTTTTGATATAATAATCTCTAAACATATATTTACTATCATCTGAGTTTGGACTTATTGATACAATATGTCCATTTTGTTCAGGATACATATTACTAAGTTGTTTACACGTACTTTTTTCTAAATTAAATAATTTGTAATAAAAAATTACCAAAACAATAATAACTATAATAATGATGCCAAAAAGAATACCAACTACATATTTTTCTTTCATATTTGACATATTATTAACCATATCTTCTAATGGATTTGAATTAGATGTGGTATTATCCATGATTGTTATAGTACTAATATATAATTCTATAATAATCTTTCTATAATAATCTTTCTATAATAATATTGAATAACAGTATTAAATATAATTTATCTATATATATAGTAACAATGCCAGGAGGATTAATGCAGCTTAAAGCCACAGGATCGGCTAATTCAATATTAACTGGTAATCCAACTAAATCATTTTTTAAAACAGCTTATTTAAAATATACAGATTTTGCCCTCCAAAAGTTTCGTGTAGATTTTAATGGGTTAAGAACGTTGCGTTTAAATGAAGAATCAAAAATGTCATTTAAAATACCTCGACATGCTGATTTGTTAATGGATGCATTTCTATCAATAAACTTACCTAATATTTGGTCACCTATAATGCCACCAGTTACAAATAATGAAAACCCAACTCTTAATACTGGAGCTTGGATACCATATGAGTTTAAATGGATTGAAAATATAGGTGCTATGATGATATCAAACATAAGTATTACATGTGGAAATTATACATTACAGGAATATAGTGGAGAATATTTATTATCAATGGTTCAACGTGACTTTCCATCTGATAAAAAGGATTTATTTAATAAAATGACTGGACACCTATCAGAACTTAATGACCCTGCTAATAGTGGAACTCGTGTAAATACATACCCTAATGCATTTTATACCGAAGGAGAAAACGGTGCAGAACCATCTATTCGTGAACGACAAATTCTTATACCATTAAATGCTTGGTTTTCTTTAAAATCACAAAATGCTATACCATTATGCAGCTTACAATATAATGAAATTATTATTCATGTAACATTTCGTCCTATACAACAATTATTCAAGATTCGTGATGTTTTAGATAGTGAAAATAATTATCCTTATGTCGCACCAAACTTTAATAATTTGTATATGCAATTCTATCGTTTTTTGCAAACTCCACCAGATGTTGCTTTAGATAGTACATCATATGATGACACACGAACTTTATGGAATGCAGATATACACTTAATGTGCACTTATGGATTTTTATCAGAGGAGGAACGACGACTATTTTCAGCAAACGAACAAAAATATTTATTCAAGCAAGTCAAAGAATATAACTTTAAAAATATTACTGGTTCAAATAAAATTGTTCTTGATACATTAGGACTTGTTCCTGGATTTATGTTTTTATTAAAACGAAGTGATGTTTTTATGAGAAATGAATGGTCTAACAAAACTAATTGGCCATATAATTATATTCCATATGATATTTCACCTGCACCAACAACAACACAAAATGCTCCAACTACAGTAACTCATCCAATATTCCGAAAATATCCAAATAGTACAAATGTAGAATCATTACATATTGCACCTGGTGTAAATGTAAATGGTAACTTAACTGGATGGCATGTAACAGGAGATTATAAAATAGAGAATATACGTGATATTTTAGAAGGTTTATCTATAATGTTTGATGGTAACTATAGAGAGAATAATTTATCACAATCTGTATTTAATTATCTGGAAAAATATACACGAACCAGTGGAAATGCCGAAGATGGATTATATTGTTATTGTTTTTCAATTAATGATTCTCCTTTTATATATCAACCTTCTGGTGCCGCTAATTTAACTAATGTTAAAAAAATAGAGATTGAACTTAATACAATTACTCCACCATTAGATCCAAATGCACAAACATTAGCTGTTTGTGACCCTGAAACAGGAGTATTTGTTGGAGTTAATAAACCAACATGGAGATTATATGATTATAATTTTGATCTTACTATTTTTCAGGAACGCTATAATATGCTTCATTTTACTTCTGGAAATTGTGGATTATCTTACGCTACATAATATATTTTGTTATTATATACTATATTATGGCATCAATAGGATCTTATGTTGAGGATAGTAGGTTAAGATTTAGACGAATTTATGATACCAAAAAGGTAACAATGAATGAGTATACCCGACGTGCATTAGACAGAAGAGTTGGGTGTGTAGATAATATGGGTATAAAATGTCTTGGACCAATTATTTCAAGTTGTGAAAATGCATATAGTGGAGAGAAATGTACTACAGTAGATGCATTTACTGACGAAAGTGATGCAGTCATAACTGCTCCTGGCATTGTAGATGATTTTGCAAACTCTTTTAAGGTTATTATTGGTACATTAGATGTAGATGCAAATGGAAAAATTAGTAGAGAAGAACTTGATAGAGGAAATGTTTTATTTAATTTAAACCTAACACCTGCACAATTAGATGTATATTATCAATATTTCTCAGAATGGGCATACTCTTCTGAAATTAGTCAACCACCTGTATTTGTAGATAAATTTTATACTAGATATCAACCAGAAGAAGATTATGATATTGCTTCAGGAGATATTAGAAATATGACTGCAACACAATATTATATTAATGTAGCAAATGAACAATCACGTACAACAACCTCTACTATTGATTCTGGCATAAAGGGTCCAATTGAGTTTATATTAATGTCTAAGGCTGATCCCAAAAAGGTAACATTTCTTTATACAGCAGATAATTGGAGAAGTCTTCATACATTTGTAGATAAGCAACAAGAAGGAGAACATGTTTATGTATCATTGAAATTACATGAAGCTGATTATAGAGGTGGAATTGTTACAATTCAAGCATATGCTATAGAACAGGGAAAACGTGTTAGTGCAATAACAACTCAAGTATTTAATGTGAAAAATTATAATAAAATAACTATAAGACCAGACAGAGGAACTACTATACCATATTATATTGAATATTTATCAAACTGGTTTGATATAGATCCAAAAACTGGAGATTTAATTGATCCAGTTAGTTATGCAACTGCTGTTAGTGAGCCATATTGGGGTATGGAATTAACTTCACGTGATAAAAAAATATTAGCAACATACCTTAGACATGTTCAATCATTCTGTTATTCTGGACCCACATCTCTGAATA